CTCTTCCACCACCTTTTAAAAAACCCATTTTATTTCTAACACCTGTAGGTAATTTTCCTAAAGATTTTTTCTTTTCAGTTGGTACTGGTTTTAATTTTTTAATCATTATTTTTTAAATCCTTTTAGTGTTTGAGCAAATCTTGCTCTTTGTCCCATTTTACCTGGTTTCTTTGCCGCCGCACTTAAAGTCTTAGCAGGGATAGTGTTTCCTTTTTTAATACCTAAAGAAGCCCTTAAAGAACCTGGTTTTTTAATTGCTTTTTTAATGTTTAACACTAACAGATATAAGTTTTTTGTTTTCTACCCGCCATGACTTTACCTTGGCCTCTAGTAGTTACATTAACCATTCCACCATTTTTAAGTGAATTAACAATTCTTTTTTTTTCGGCTGAAAGGTTTTTTTTACCTTTTTTACTATATGCTTTTTCAGAATCAACTCTTCCAAGTTCTTCTAATCTATTCATTCTAGATGAATTCATTATTTAGCTCCTCTAGATTCGTCTCTTCTAGATTTGTAACTTTGTGATTTAGTAGATTCTTTTCCTCTTCTTGCTCCTAGAGATTCATCTAGTCTATCATTAGCACCTTGTTTTTTTGAACTTCCATATGGAAATCTAACATTTGATCTTACGCCATTTTGTCTCATAATATTTTCTCCTAAGTTATTTTTGTTTTATCAGATGTGTTGCCTTAAGTCCATAGACAGATGCAATTACACCAACAAAAATTGTTTGGTACCATATTGGTAAATTTCCAAAGTGCATAAAGAATAACTCCATTTTTTCCATATGTACAGGATTATCAGACCAAACACTCCAACCCAACATTACGATTGGAACCGAAAGTAAAATCAAAATAAATTCGTCTTTCCAATCTGAATTTCTAGATTCTAAGAGTTTGCCTGAATATTCTAATTCACCAGTAGCCATACGTTGTGCAGTTTTAGCTGCAGCGTCTGCCATCATCATTTTTGTTTCCTGTTTTTTTTTGTAAACGTGACTTCCTGCGGAAACGGCTAATTTAATTGCCGATAACCACATGGATTAGTACCATTTAGCTGTAACAGGTTTTTTGTCGGCTCTCATAGCTCTAGTTCCCTTAACAACAACAGTTTGTGTTTCTTGTGGGTTAGTAGCTTCGATAGTAACGCCGCCTGTTTGGTATCCGTCTTTTCCAACACCTAATTCTTTAGTAATTTTTGATGCTTTAACGTATCCAGAACCTCTTTGCCAATCTTTGTCCATAATTTTCTCCTTAATGATTTATTATAGTTAATTTTTATTAAAATTTCTACCAAAATCGTTTCTCTTACTTTGATCTGCCATTCTTTGTCTGTTTAAAGAGTTTTCATTTGATAACATTGTCTTTGTTAGCGAAGTTTCAGCTCTTAATTCTGCTAAATCTTCGTTTTGTTCCATTTTTTCTTCTGTGTTTTGTTGGTTCATCATAGCTTTCATAGTATCTAAGCTAATTCTACCTTCATCAAACTCTTTTCTTGCTTGATTTTGTCTTGCTTTTAAATCTAACTCTCTAGATTTAAGTTTAAGTAGGGGATCACCACCAAATTCAGTTAACATTTTTTGTTCTTCGTCCATATAATCTTTAGTCATCTCTGCAATCAACACAGCTTTTCTACCATTCATCATGTTAGTTAATTGTTGTGCTTCTTGAATCAATTGTTGGTTATTAGGATTTTGTTGTAACATTTGTTGCATCTGTTGAGCTCTAATTAGTTCTTCTTTAAACTCTAATTGAATTTGTTCTTGTCCCATTAAAGAAATTCTTTCCAATATATTTTTTTGTAAAGCACCCATCACTGGAGGATTGTTTTGTACTGTATTTGATTTCATAAAATTTAAATGAGAATCAATATGTGCTTTGTGATCTTGTCCTGGAAACGCTTGAAAAGGTTTCATGCTCATTGCTGCAATCTCTTCCATACTTGGATCAATTGGTTGTGGTTGAAGAGGTGCGGGTAAAATTGCATTTATGTTTTTTACACCTATGGCTTGGTACATACTTCTATACGCTTGATACAAATCATGAATTTGAGGATTAGATTGTGCCAATTGTAATTGAGTTTGTGCCATGCCAATTCTTTGTGTTTGAGAAAATATATTAGGATCGGCGATTGGTAGAATATCTATTCTATCATCAAAATCTTGAACTTTAATATTTCTTGTAGCACCAGGAACATCGTAAGGATATTCAGGTGGTAAATAAGTTTTAAATACGTTTGCTAATAATTTAAACTCTTGTTTAAGACCTACGTATAATCTTTTATGAATAGCTGACATTACTCTCGATCCACGTTCCAATAACGCCACTGTAGTACCCACGGCTGCTTGTTGATTCATGTCGCCAACTTGTGCATCTGCGATACTAGCGAATCGTTGACCCGCTGAAACTACAACTCCCATTAATTGAAGTAGAGTTTGGTCTGGTCCTTTAAAAGGTAATGGCATAAACTGATCTTTGATATTGCCTCCCGGAGCGTCGACATCTCTGAACTCACCAGGTTGTAAGGGTTGTGCGTCGTCTCTAATTCTAATACCACGAGATTTAAATCCAGCAGGTAAATTAGCTAAAGTTCCAGCATCTAATAATTGTCTTAGAGCAGCCGTTGCTGTTCTAGTTAAACCACCAATCATATGAATTAAACCAAAACCATAAAAACCTGTTCCTGGTAAAAATTTAAATTGTACAAAGTAGTTTATTTTTTTCATCATTTTATCATTTTCGTTATAATTTCTTCTAATAGATAAAATTTTATTATTGGATTCCGCAATTGTTACAATATAGGGTAGTTTAATTCCTGTTGGTTCTCCTTCTGGAGACATGTCTTCATATCCTTCTATATCTAAATCAACATGCATTTCTAAAAGAGTATACTGATCTTCTTGACCATCTTTAGAAATTCCTTCTAGTTCTAATTTTTTGTCTTCTAATTGATTTTCAGTAACAGGTGGAGTACCTAATTCTATATCTCTATAGAATCCTGCTACTTGTTGTTTTCTTAATTCGTTTTCTGAAATCTTAATTACATGAACAATAGCTTCTGCATCATCTAAAGAGTTTGCAGAGTAAGGTACAATTAAATCATCCGCAGGTACAAATTTACTTACAGCTCTACCTAAAAGATCATCATAATAAACTTTCTTAAAGGTAGAACCTGACAGGGGAAGATAGAAAAGCATTTGATCAAACTCAGGTTCGTATTCTTTCATTTGATCCATAATTTGGTAATTCATAAAGTCTTTAACTCTATGAGATTGGTCTTGTTTTTCTGGAGTAATTTTTCCTAATATTTGTGTTCTAACAGGACCATCTGCTGGTAGTAATTCTTTGTAAGCTTGTGCTTGAAACTGAGTTACGGCTTCTGCAAGAACTGGGTGATTAACTCCACTAGCTCCTCTAAAAGGTTCAGTACGTCTTTCATATTTAAATCCTAAAAGACCTAAACCTTCTCTATAAGATTGTTCCCAATCTGCACGAGATTCTTTGTAATCAGTATATTTGTCATAAAGATTAGATCCTAAAGGATCTAAAACATCATCATCTAAATACTCTGCTAAATTTGAAAAATGATCTTCTCCTTCTTCTGGAGGAGTTGTTGGATCAAAAGAAACTTCTGCTCCACCCTCGTCGTCCATCATTACTTCAATATCTTCAGATGTCTCTACAACATCTTCAGTTGGAGTTTCAATTTCGACTACTTCCTTTTCTACAAATTCTTCATCGCTTACCGATTGATTCGGTAAAGCATCATCTATCTCTGCCATATTATCCTTTTAACTTAAACATTGTTGCAAGTCCACCTTTTTTAAACCCTACTCTTCCGCCATCTGCCCATCCCCAACCACCATCAGTTCTTCCAGTGCCGCCGGCTTTTTGACCACCAGATTTAGCTTGTTGTGAACCACCACCCATGTTAGATGCATTTAATCCACCACCAGGTGAATAACCAGTGTTTGAAATACCTCCACCACCTTTGGATTGATCACCACCTCCGGTAGTTAAACCTTGTAAATCTTTTCTAGCTTTTATATCTGCTTGTCTAGCTTTTTCTTTTGCTTCTGTGGCTGCTTTCTCTTTAGCTATTTCTTCCCTCATTGCTTTTTCTTGTGCTGCTTTTTTTTCAGCTATAGCTCTATCAAGTTTTGCTTGTTGAAATTTTGAACGAGTTGCATAACTCATCATTTTTTCTATGTACTTATCTAACTGCCCTACATAGTCATTAGTTTCAAAACCAGATACAATATTTTGACCAGACAATACTGAACCAGGTCCATATTTTCCTAAACCAGAATTAGGATCTCGACCAATCATAGCTAGACCATCTGTAAATTTTAAATTGTCAGATGTTCCTGTTATACCTGTTCCTGTCATTCCATCTAGAAAATCTATTTGACCTTGAAGGTTAGGATTATAGTTACCTGCTTTAGAGTTTAAAGGATTTCTCATCGCTGCCATTCTACCTACTAAAGTATTATCCATTATGTTTTGTATAAATCCTTGTCCTTGTTCAACACCTGGAAGTCCAGAAAATTTATCTACTAATGAACCACCAATATTTCTAGCTCCTGTTTGAATTTTTCCTAAAAAACTATTTGGATCTAAAGGTGTTCCTTGGGGACGAGAATACGGATCAAGACCTTGTATTCCTCCACCACCTTGATTTTGAAATCTATTTATATTTTGATTTATAATTCCTGGTTGAACAGGAGTGGGAGTAGGTGTAGGTGTTGGAGTAGGTGTTGGGGTTGTAGGTGTATTTCCTTGATAACCAAATAAAGATAAATAATCATTTACATTTGGATATTGGTTTTGAAGTACTGAACTATTGTTCCAAGTGTTTGTGTAGTTTGTATAATCGTATGCCATTAGTAATAAGTTCTCTCTATTGATGGTAATGGATCTATACGTTCATCATCTGGATGTCCTATAAATCCCCCTTGTCTAAATCTCATTATAGCTTGTGTTGTGCTATCCACCAAATCATCATGATCTCCATAAGGAAATGATGCACACTCTTCTATAACCTCTTCCGCAAAACGCTCGTCCGGTGCCCAAATCAATCCACTTTCAAAAATGGGTGACACGGCATTAACCCTAGCGTGTTTGTCGTTTCCTTTACTTGGAGTATAGTTTATAACAGGAATACCCATCTTTCGCAACTCATAAGTTAAAGGCATCCCAGATGCTTTTCCCTCAATGATAACTGTTTCAGGATTCCAATATTTGTATTGCTCTAGGGCTACTTTCCTAAGTTCTGGAAACTCAAGTCTTTCTTTCATGGAATCTAATAATATTAAATTTGGAGGACTATCTTGATCTGGATAAAATACTCCCCAAGTAGTGATTGCAGAATAATCGGCAGTTTCCTTTTTTAAAAAAGCCGTATCGTAAGATTGAATAATATGTTCTAAAGGAGGGATATAATCTTTATCCCACACGTTCCACCATTCTCTTTTAATCAGCGATCCTTCTTCAGCTGTTGGATTTTGCATCCACTGTGCGTTCCACTTACCAATAGAGATAGAAGCTTTAACACTTTCTAATTCATCTTTTTTCCAATACTCAGGCCAAACAGGTTGACCACTTGGAAGTATCGCTGGAAATTCTATCAGCTCCCATTTATCTGATTTTAATTCTTTTTGGTTCTTGAGTAACATTCCAGTTAGATCTTTCATATTCCATCTAGTCATAACGACAACAATAGTTCCACCAGGCTGAAGTCTTTGTCTAGGACCTGATGTATACCATTCATAAGCACGTTCCATCGAAGACATGTTTAAGGCATCTTGCTCCGAGTGTGGATCATCGATAATAAGTAAGTCCGCTCCACGGCCCGTGATTGCAGAGCCAACACCAGCTGCATAATATTCACCACCTTGCTCAGTCTCCCATTTACCAGCCGCTTGACTATCCTCTCTAAGACGAGTTTCGAAGACTTGTTTGTATTCAGGGGAATCCATTAAGGTCTTAGCTTTTCGACCAAAGCGGATCGCTAATTCTGTTGTGTGGGTAGATTGGATAATTTTTAAATTAGGTCTACGTCCTACCATCCAAGCAGGAAGTAAGAAAGACGCAAATTCAGATTTGGTATGTCTAGGGGGCATATTAATAATAACCCTTTTAATCTTACCATTTGCTATATCGTTAAATTTATCTGCAATTTCTTTGTGATGTGGTCCTTCTATAAATTCAGGCCATACATGTTTTACAAACGAAAGAAAATCGTCATGTACTTTTTTTTTAGTTTTTTTTTCTGAGAGCTTTAAAGCTAATTTAATAAACTGTTTCTTAGCATCAGAAGGTAAGTTATTGATTACTTCTTCATTCATAAAAATTTTTTATAATATTTTTCACACCTTGTAATATTTTTCATAATGAAAATACCCCATATCTATATCTAAATCAAACACTATATACTAACATTTAGTTACATACTTTTCGTTAGGGTGTTCGTTAATTTGTAATTACTTTAACCATCCTAATTGTGTTGGTACCTCTATCAAGTATTGTAGGGCTACGCTCTCTTGTTATCTAAACAAATAATAATACCTTCGGTATATTATTTGTGTGGAGGAAGATTGCAACCCACACGTGTCTCGTGTGTAGGTTGCAATCTGTAAACGGATCGAGATCCGTGGACGGTTAATAAGATTGAATAATTAAACCCTCATCAAATTGAATAACACTTGTATTATCTTCAAGGTCTTCAATTGTTTTGATGTCGTCATATTCTTTTTTAATCTCATCAATGTTTTTATACTCGGTGTAGTCGCAACAGATGGCGATCGGATCGAATTCCATCTGTTCGCCTAGATCTTCTTCTAGGTTGGTTAGATACTCGAAGAGGGCTTGTAAGCCCTCGTAAGTAAAATTGTTTGGTCTATGTTTTAGAAACCAATCTGTAAAAGTATTAATTGTAATTGTGTCTACCATTTTTTTACCTTTCTTATTTGGTTATCAACTCTTGATATGTTTGCTTCTTGCTCGGCGATCCGTTCTTTTCTTTCCTTCGCCCATTGATCGTGGGCTTTTATCTCTCGCTCTATTTTTAAAAGTTCATCAAAGGTTTCATTGCCTCGCAATGCAACACCCAAATGATTTGCAATTACTTTGTAGTTCATTTTCATTTTCATATATCCTTTCTATATTAACTCTTCGTTTGCAAATTTTGACAAAGCTTGTGCAATGTCAAAAAGATTTTTACTTGTTTTTATTTCTTTTTCAAACATATTTTTAAAGGTTTCATCCTCTAGCAATATTGGAAAAGATGCCGTTGTGTTTGCTTCAACTTGTGAAGCAATTATATTTAGTTCCATATTTGTTTTCATATTATATTTCTTCTTTCTTTGGTGTTGGTTGATACCCTAGTTTTTTAATTAAGGTAATTACTCTAGGCGACAGTGTTACCTTGTCCGAGATCAAGGCGAATAATTTCGCCTTGTCGCATATAGGATATATTAATTCGTTCCCATATACATTTTTTTTACTGACTATTATTTTCATTACTCGCCACCTTCCATTTCTTCGTAGTTGTCTTTTAAGTTTTCTTTAAGATCAAAAATTTGATCTTGTAGTTTTATTCTTTCTTCTTCATCTTCTATAAGATCAAAAAACTTTCTTCCACGATGGTCGTAAAATCGTTCAAGTTCATTGATCAAACTCATTAGATCTTGATATGTTCCTAAATGATTTTCATCATTTATATTTGGCGTTTCTTTTTTTGTTTTTTCCATATTTCCTTTTGTTTATTTATATTAAATGAATCTTATATTTTCCCATATGTATTACAAGGCTTATTATCTCTATAAGGCTTCTTATCCCTTATAGGGGTAAGGGGTTTATTAGTCTTACTTTGTAGGTAAGGATCTAACTTTTTCTGTTGATGTTTTTTGAGCTGTAATTCAATACAATCTGAGGTTGTTAGGACCAAAACACAACCCCAGGTAGAATTTTATTCTTTATTTTTTTTTATGTTTTATGGCAGTCACAAGCGAGAGCAATCCACTCTCAACGAAGCGAGGGACGAGATTAGTTTAATGGGGTGTTGATCAACACTTGATTAATTAAATCCCAATCGTCTTTAGCAACGTAAGGTGTGTCTTTGTAATTTTCTAAAAGTCCATTAATATTTTTACTATCATAAAGTATTATGGAACGAGGCGAGGCTTCGCCGAGCATGATGAAATTACGATAAGGGCGAGTTAGGTGGAAGAGTTTTTGATGTGGCGAACAGATAATTTTTTTCTGTTTTTCATTCTTAACTAATTTTAATTCAACCATGAAAAATCCACACCTATCGTGGTATCCGAGACAATCCGACACTCCGAAGGATGACCAACTTTCCAACCTTGACCACTTGATTAGAGGTGTGTTTTTCTTCAATAATTTCCAAAGGTCAGATTCTTTTTTCACTCGTACAGTAAGTATTCTAAAAGAGAGAAATTGCAAGTTACTTTATAGTAATTGCAGAGGGGAAAACCCTCAAACTTTTAAATTTGAGGGTTATTAGTAGAGGTTTTTATTAAAGTTCTGCCTCAAAAGAACATTCTCCTTGCTTCATTACACACTCTAAAATTTGGTTTCCAAGTTCTAATCTTGCATACCACTTTAAAAGTTCTTTTGATTTTTCTTTTTTCAATCCTAATTGATCTTCAATCATCTTAGCATTGTATCCATTGTTATCTTTGAAGAACTTATCTAGTTTTTCCTTCCAAGTTCCCAACTCTTTTTCACATTCTTTAATCCCTTTTTTGATATCTTTTAGATGTTCATCTTTGCTAAAATGATAATTCAAATATGTGTTTGGCTCTTCTCCGTTTGAACCAAAAAAATCTGCATCATTACTTGATTGAACTCCAAACCAAAATTTGCCCTCTATGTCTCCATTATAGTATCTACCCATATTATTTACTCTCCTTTTGTTGTTGTGATTGTTCCATTATTAATCTTTGCATTTCTGCAAGTTCTCCAAAGGTATAGTCTAGAGTGATTTCTGCACTCTCTCCAAATACATCTTTAAAAGATTTTTTAAAAGTTTCTATTGTGTCGTAGTCTTTATTTTTCATGTTAGTCCATCCATCCATCGTTGTAAGAGGCTTGTATTTTATTTTCTGCTAAATAACTTAAAGCATTTCTATAAGTTTTTTGTGCAGAAACATTTCCTTGAACCCAATTACAATTAACTACATTAATTGGTTTGGCAGATCTACAACGAGGTGCAACGTACCAAATTTCAAGACCTTTTCCACCACAACAACTCCCTTCGTCTTTCTTTCCTTGTGAAACCCACTCTTGATACCACCTTGTTTCTCCCTCGTGAAAAATTGGTTTAAGTTTTTCTAGATCTTTTTGTTCATAAGCATCTACAAAGTCATTTGAACCTTTGTAGTATTTTTCTATTGTTTTCATATTTATCCTTTCTGTTATCTATTTTTAATTATTTCTTTTGCTTTTTCAATGTTTCTTTTGTCTTCCTCGTTGTTAAAAAATGGCATTTTCTCCATCATTCTAACCCAAGTTTTT